ACGGCGTCGTCCTCGGTAACCGGGGGCGGGGTTCGCCCCCACGGCACCGAGGTTACCGGGGTCGTTGCCTGTGCCCGCGCAGCGCGTCCAGCTCGGCGGCCGCGCCCCGGGCCCGGCGCTCCCGCTGCTGCGGCGCCACCACCGCCGCCGTCCCACCGGCGGCCGCCTCGAGCGCGGCCGAGAACCGGGCCAGCGCCGGCCACGAGCTGCACCACCCCTTGCCCGAGAGCCGGCACCCCTCCAGCCGGACGCCGCGGCGGCCGTGGCGGATCCACCGGACGACGGCGTCGGCCGAGACGTGCCCGCGCCGGCCGCGGTCGGCCGGGCAGCGGCGGGCGACCTCCGCCACGCGCACCGGGCCCTCCGCGATGATCCGGGCCGCCAGCTCCTCCAGCTCCTCGATCGACGCGCGCACGGTGGACCTCCCGCGGTGTGTGCTACACCCGCGCATCATGACGGCCGGCGTGCCCGCGGGTCGGCGCGGGGCTGCGGCCTGGTGGGGATTTGTGGGCGACGGGCGGAATGCCCGGTGACGCGCGGCCGACTCACACCGGCCGGTGGGAACTGCTCGTCGAGGGGAGCGTGCACTCCCGTTTCCGGGAGTCAAGGAAAAAGGTGAACAAAATTTCAGTTGTGTCGGTTACGGCGGTCCGTACTCCGGCCGCGGCGTCTTCCAGTTGCGACCCCTGGCGAACACCTCCAGGTTCGCCAGGGTCCACCGCCGGCCCTTACGGGTCGGGATGCCGCGGCGGTTGAGTTCCGCGGCCGCCTCCCGGAGCGTGCGGCCCTCCATCGCCCCGAGCACCTTCGGCAGCACCCGCAGCCGGTACTCCGCGGCGTCCCCCGCGAGCATCCGCGCCCGCCGGCGGGCCAGGCCCTCCCGCGTCCGCTGGGCGATCCGCCGCGCCTCGAACTCGGCGAAGGCGGCCATGACGGTCAGGAGCAGCCGGCCGACGGTCGGGTCCTGCGTGGCCAGGTCCGGGAGGTCAAAGGAAGTGCAGCCGCACGCCCGAGTCGGCCAGCTCCAGGACCAGTCGCACGTCGCGGGCCAGCCGGTCGAGCTTGGCGACCACGAGCGTTTCGCCGCCTTCGCGGGCGCGGCTGAGTGCCGCGGCGAGCTGGGGGCGGTCGCACCGGCGGCCGCTCTCGACCTCGGTGTACTCGGCGGCGACCGGCTCGCCCGAGCGGCGGGCGTACTCGGCGACGGCGGCGCGCTGGGCGTCGAGACCCAGGCCGCTCTTGCCCTGGCGGTCGGTCGAGACGCGGTAGTAGGCGACGAGCATTGACGCCCTCCGTGGCGACGGGACGCGGTCAGTCGGGCTTCTTCTTCGGCCGGCCGCGGGGACGCCCGCCGGCGGCCGGCTTCGTCTTGCCCGCGGGCGGGTCGAGCAGCGCGCAGATCGGCACCTCCAGCGCGTCGGCCACCCGCTTGAGGGTGGTCACGCTCGGCAGGTGCGTCCCGGCCTCCAGCCGGCTGACGTTCGGCGGCGCGATCCCCGACTTCTCGGCCAGCTCCCCCTGCGTCAGCCCGGCCGCGAGCCGGGCCGCGTGGACGTTCGCGCCGATCACCGCCGCCAGCTCCGAGTCGCTCATGCGGCGGAACTTACGGAAATTATCAAAAAAAGCAATATCTGGGGTTGCGTGGCCTATCATGAATGATAATATATCACCAGTGATAGGTGATGGCAACCCCAATCGAGGAGACGAACATGGCCACGACGATCGAGCAGAGCGGCTCGCGGCTGTACCTGGTCGACCTGCCCTTCGCGGCGAAGGGCGAGGCGAAGCGGATCGGCTGTCACTGGGATCCCGACCGCCGGCAGTGGTGGATCGGCACCGCCAAGCGGGACGAGGCGACGGCCCTGGTCGGGCGCCTCAACACCCGGCCCGCGGCCGACGACCCGGCCGGGTCTGAGGACCCGAATGCCGGCAAGGGGCTCCCGGCCGCGAGCGAGGCCGACGACCGCCGCGTGTACGCCAAGGTGACCTACAAGGGGTCGAGCTACTACGTGATCGCCGAGAGCCACCAGCAGGGCCGGTGTAAGGTCTGCAAGCTGTCGGGCGTCGGCTTTTGGGTGGACATGACCGACTGTCAGCTCGTCAAGACCTACCCGGGCCGCGAGTACCGGGGGCGGACCGAGTACACGACGCTCGGGTCGATCCGCCGCTTCGTCGAGCGCCAGAAGCGGGCGGAGGCGGAGGGGCTGCCGCAGTGCCCGGTCTGCGGCAAGCGGGGCGAGCTGCACCACGACCTCGAAGACGGCGGCCTGAAGTGCTACGGCTGCTGCGACATCCCGGAGTGACACCATGCCCCGCGTCGCGCTCAGGGGCGCCCCGGCGGACGCCCTCTGCATGGCGATCGACCAGGCCGTCGAGCGGTACGGCCACCTGGTCCCGGCCGACCGCGAGACGCCGACGGGGGTCGGCTACCTGCGGTACGCCCCCGCCGGGCTCGTGCTGCTCCTGACGGCGCACTGGCCCTACACCCGCGCCGCGTGGCGGGGCCGGCGGCGGGGGCAGCCGGGACGGACGGTGCCCCGCCGGGAGGTGTGCTTCCCGCTCGTGTACCTGGAGTCGCTGACGGCCTTCCTGCGGCTGGCCGGGCACTGCCACGTCGGCCGCGTCCGGGCGGCGCTGGCCCTCGACCCGGAGGCCGTCCACGAGCTGCCGGATCTCCCCGAGGCCGACCCCGACTTCTGAGTCGGGGTTGACCGGCGGGCAACGGGTGTGCGATACCCGTGACTACCCGCTAAGGAGGCGGGTTACCCGTGATTACCGCGGGATTCCGCCGGGCCCGGCCGGCCCCCTCCGGCCGGCCCGTCGCACGGAAGCCGACGCCCGCGTGAGAGTTACTCCCGACCCGCCGGCCCGTTGGCCTTGGCCTCCGGAGCCGAAGGTTACAGGTTCAACTCCTGTCGGGCATACTCCGATCCCCACGCCGGGACGCCACTTCGGGCGACACCCTCTCACGAGGCGCGGCGACTTCCCCGGGATAGCGGGTAAACGTACCCGCTATCCCGGCATGGAGTGCCGCACGATGCCCCGCCGCAAGAGCCCCGTCCCCGACCTGAAGTACCACAAGCCGACCCGGCAGTTCTGCGTCTACCTCGACGGCAAACGGGTCACCCTCGGCGGCGACAGGACGGTCGCCGAGCGCCGCCACAAGCAGCTCTGCCGCGAGATCCTCGACGGACGCGCGGATGTACCCTCTGGTAATACCCCACTGCGCAAGGCAGGGGACCCGCTCGCCGTGGCCGAGGGGCTCCTGCGGTACATGCGCGACCACGCCCTCTCGTACTACCGCGACCAGCCGGCCACGGTCGCCCGGCTGTGGGAGATGGTCGACGCGGTCAGGCTCCGCCACGCCGAGCTGCCGGCCGACCGGTTCCGCGGCCGCGAGCTGAAGGCCGTCCGCCAGTACCTCCTCGACGAGCGGCGGTCGAAGCGGGACGGCCGGCCCCTCTCCCGCACCTACGTCAACTACCTCGTCCGCGCCGCCCAGCGCTGCTGGGTGTGGCTGCTCTCCGAGGGGGACGTGTCGGCCGAGTGCGTCGAGTCGCTCCGCGCCGTCGAGGCGATCCACAAGGGCAAGGGCGGCCGCGAGCCCGCCCGGGTGCTGCCGCCCGGGCCCGGCTGGTCGATGGCGCTCGTCGAGCTGCCGCCGACCCTCTACGCGATGTGCCGGGTGCAGGCGCTTTCGGGGATGCGGCCGCAGGACGTGTGCCGGATGCGGCGCGGCGAGGTCAGCACCCGCCCCGACGAGTCCGTCGAGCTGGCCGGCACGGGGAGGAAGCTCTCGGCGATCGCCGTCGGCGGGGCGCTGGTCTGGGTCTACTGCCCCTCCGACCACAAGACGGCGCACAAGGGGAAGCCGCGGGCTGTCCCGCTCGGGCCCCGCTGCCAGCAGCTCCTCCGGCCGCTGCTCGCCGGGCTCGGCCCCGACGACTACGTCTTCAGCCCGGCGAGGGCGCTGGCCGAGGTCGGGCGGGGGAACCGGTTCAAGCGGGTCGGGTACTCGACGCGCTACGCGGTCAAGCAGTACGAGCAGTTCGTGAAGCGGGCGATCGACCGGGTGAACCGCCGGCTGGCCGCGGCCGGCGTGGACGCCGAGTCGCACGCCCCGGTCTGGAGCCCCAACCAGCTCCGCCACCTGGCCGCGACCGAGGTCGGCGACCGGTTCGACCGGCACACCGCGGCGGCGCTGCTGGGCCACGCCGGCGACAACACGATCGACGTGTACCTCGAACAGTCGCTCGGCAAGGCGGCCCGGGCCGCGGCCGAGTGCGGGTGACGGGCGGGGCTGGTACAATGCCGGCGTCGGCTCACCGCCGGCCCATCATGATGCAGGCGACGGCTCGGAGTTCCCGCACTCCGAGCCGTCGCGTTCGCCTTCGACCACGTACCCAAGACCAAGAGCGGCATCCCGGCGCTCTTCCACAACCTCCGGTACGCGCTTTGGTGCCTGGAGAACCCCGGCATCCCGCCGACGCCCTGGAGAACATGCGGGCCGCGCTGCGGCTGGTCCTGGAACCCCGCCGGGTGCGTCGCACTTCCCGGCCCGGGCCAGCGCCGTCGTGCTCGCCGCCCAGTCGAGGCCCTGCCGCTCGACCGCGGCCAGCTCCGGCTCACCCACCGGGCGCCTCCCCGGCCGGGCCCCCGGCCGCCTCGGAGAGCGCCCCGTCGAGGGCCAGGAGCACCGGCCAGCAGTCGCCGCCCTCGTGCACGGGGATCTGCCACTTCGCCGCCGCCTCCCGCAGGAGCGGGCCGAGCCGGTCGTCGGCGAGTACGGCCGGCACGACGCCCGAGAGCCCGCGGGCGTGCCTGAGTGCCGCGTCGAGGGCCTTCGCGCCGCCGGAGCGGGGGGCCTTGGGCCTGCCGCCATCCCGCCTCGCCTTGCGATTCCTGCCGTCCTTGCCCTTGACGGTGCCCCCCTCGGGGTCAACTGCGCCCCCCGGCGCAGTCGCCGCGGCGGCCTCCAGGTCCCGGCGGACCTGGCTCTCGCCGACCCCGACCTCGTCGGCGATCGCCCGCAGCGACTTGCCGGCCCGGCGGGCGGCGGCGACCCGGTCGACGCGGTCGCGGCGCTTCTGCTCCAGCTCGCCCGGGGAGAGCTGACGCCGCCCGGCGTTCAGCTCGACCGCCAGGAGGGCGGCCAGCTCGTCGGGCAGTTCGCCGAGGTCGTCCTTCGGGCACGGCAGCTTGAGCCGCGCCGTGATCAGGGCCCGGTGCTCGCCGTCGATCAGGGTGTTGCCCCAGCCCGGGGTGCGGCAGACCTTCACCCGGTACTGGACCCCGTTCTCGGCGATCGACTCCTCGAGCGTGCGGCCCTCCTCGGCCGAGAGCGGCCGGAACAGGGGCTCGAACGGGCAGGCGTAGCTCACCCCGCCGATCACCACCCGTCTCACGCGGCACCCCCGGTGGCGCGTCCCGCGCCACGCTCGGCGTAGAGGCTCTCGCAGTCGCGGGGCACGACGCCCGACCGCCGCAGTTCCGCGAACGCGTCGGCGACCGACCAGCCCAGCGAGCCGTGGAGGCGGTCGAACTCCCGCCACGCCCGGCCGGCGGCCCACTCCGCCAGGTCGCCGTGGTCGTCGGCCGTGAAGTACCCGAGGTTGAGGCTCTTGCCGCCCCCGAGCCAGTACCGGGCCTGGTAGCCGCCCCGGATCTGGCGGACGCCGGGGTACTCCGACACGTGCCGCCGCTCGCGCTGGCGGGCCCGCTGCCGGGCCAACTCGGCGAGCACCATCCGGCGGACGGCGGCGTGCGCGGCCCACGGGCAGACGTGGCGGCGGGTGCCCACCAGGATGCCGTTGACGCGGGCCCGCCCGACGTACCGCAGGCCCTGGGGCGTCTCGCGGGCCCGGACCCACTGCGGCAGCGTACCCGCGGGGACGACGCCCTCGGAGACGAGTGACCCGACCACGGTGCGGGCGTCACCGCCGGCGACCAGGCGGACGACGAACAGGTGGGCCGCCAGGCCGGCGGCGGCGGGGGTGGGGTGGGTTCCCAGCTCGGCGCGGTCGAGCGGCCCGAGCGGGACGCGGGCGATGTAGAGGCCCTGGGGCGTTCGGGTGACGTACCGCGGGAGGCGGCACGCGGGTTGCACCGCCGGGGGCGGCGCGGTCGGGGTGATGCACATGAGGCGGCTCCGAGGTATGCTAGACCTCGGGCCGTTCGTCCCGGCCGTCATGACGACACGCGGGGCGGGTGTAGTCAGCACCCGCCCCGCTTTCATGCGCGGCGACTCGCCAGTTTTGCGACCCTCCTTGCCTGCGGGCGGCACCCCAGCCTACCACCCGTCTAATCGCACTTCCGGCCGCAAACCCGCCACACGGGCCGGGCTCAGGCAATGTGCTGCGCAATAATCGACGGCATGTTCATCCGGGACGTGGAGGCGTTTCTCGCGATCACGTATGGCCGGCAAGCCGAGGAAGCTGACGCCGCAGCAGGAGCGGTTCTGCCAGGAGTACCTGATCGACCTGAACGGCTCGGCGGCGTACCGGCGGGCCTACCCGAAGGCGAAGCCGAAGTCGGCGGACGCGAACGCCGCCCGGCTGCTAGCAAACGCTAGGGTCGCCGCCCGCGTCTCGGAACTCCAGCAGGCCCGCTCCGAGCGCACGCGGGTGACGGCCGACCGGGTGCTCCTGGAGGTCGCCCGGATCGCGTTCCTCGACCCGCGGCAGGTGATGGAGTGGGGCCCCGACGGCGTGAGGCTCCGCCCGTCCGCCACGCTCCCCGAGGACGCCGCCCGGTGCGTGGTCGAGTGCAGCGAGACGGTCACCGAGTCCGGCGGCACCATTCGGGTCAAGCTGGCCAACAAGCTCGAAGCGCTCAAGCTGGCCGGCGACCACATCGGCATGTGGAAGGCGCCGGCGGCCGGCCCGGACCCGCTCGGCGACCTCATCCGCCAGGCCATCGCCAGTGACCTCGCCGCCCGCGCCGCCGCCCGACCCGACCCTCCTGGCCCGCCTACTGGGCAGCCCGTCCCGGCTGGGCAAGGCGGACCTGCCCAGCCTCTGGCAGACGCCCCCCCACCTCTGCCTGATCGATGAACTGCTCCTCGACCTGGTCGCCGGCGTCTCCCGCCGCGTCCTGATCTTCGCGCCGCCCCGCCACGGGAAGTCGGTGCTCGTCAGCCACTTCCTCCCGGCGTGGTTCCTCCTGACGCACCCGCACAGGCGGGTCATCCTCGCCAGCTACGAGGCGGACTTCGCCGCGGGCTGGGGCCGCAAGGTCCGCGACACGGTCACCCGCTGGGGGCCGGTGTTCGGCGTCCGCGTCCGGTCCGACAGCAAGGCGGCCGACCGGTGGGAGATCGAGGGGCACGGCGGCGGGATGCAGACGGCCGGGGCGGGCGGGCCGATCCTGGGCAAGGGCGCCGACCTGTTCGTCATCGACGACCCGGTCAAGAACGCGACCGAGGCCCTCAGCCCCGTCCACCGGCGGAAGGTGTGGGACTGGTTCAACTCGACGGTGGACACCCGGCTGGAGCCCGGGGCCGCCGTCGTGGAGACGCAACAGCGGTGGCACACCGAGGACCTGGGCGGCCGGCTCCTCAGGGAGCAGCCCCGGGACTGGCGGTGCGTGAGCATTCCCGCGCTCGCCGAGCCGGGCGACCCGCTCGGCCGGGCGGTCGGCGAGGCGCTGTGGCCGGAGCGGTACCCGCGGGAGGAGCTGGAGCGGAAGCGGCGGAACGCCCCGACCTGGTTCGCCGCGCAGTACCAGCAGCGCCCGCTCGACCTGGAGGGCGGGTTCTTCCGCGGCCTCGACCGGATCAAGGTCATCGGCGCGACCCCGACGGCCGACAACTTCGCCCGGCAGGTACGGTTCTGGGACCTGGCCAGCACCGAGGCCCAGGCCGGTGCCGACCCCGACTGGACGGTCGGCGTCCGGATGGGGAAGCACAAGGACGGCGGCTACTTCGTCCTGCACGTCGTCCGCGAGCGTGCGGGCCCGCAGGGCGTCCGCCGTCTGATCCGGCAGACGGCCGAGCTGGACGGCAAGACGGTCCCGGTCCGGGTCGAGCGCGAGGGCGGGGCGTCTGGTAAGATCGCGGCGGACCTGCTCGTGCGCGAGGTTCTCGACGGGTGGCCGGCGCTGGCCGTGGCCCCGGAGGGGTCGAAGGCGGAGCGGGCCGAGCCGTGGGGCAGCCAGATCGAGGCCGGGAACGTGACGCTGGTCCGGGGCGAGTGGAACGCGGCGCTGCTCGACGAGCACCGGGCGTTCCCCAGCGGCGACCACGACGACCAGGTCGACGCCTGCAGCGGGGCGCACACGTTCCTGGCCGGCAAGCGCGAGGCCCGCATCTGGTGAGGGGGAGGAGATGTTCGAGCCGTGGAAGGTCGGCCGCGTAAACGCGAACGGCGTCGGCGGGCTAGAACAACATCCCGCACCCCGCCGGCGGCCTGTGCCGCGTCGCGGACTCGGCCGGCAACCCGCCGTACCTCCCCGTCGAGATCGCGGGGGCGGAGCTGGCCGGCGTGCGGGTGGACGCAAGCGAGCTGGCGGCGGCCGACGCGACCTCCTCGGCCGCGGAGGAGTGACCCATGTTCGACGACCCGCCCATCGGGGCCCACTACGGCTACCCGTGCCGCTACACGCCGACGATCATGTCGGGCCCGGTGTTCCGCTGGGGCGGCGACTTCGAGGTGTCGGCGTCCCGCGACGGGGTGATGGTCCAGGGCCCGTGCCCGGCGCTGCACGGCCACGCCCTCCGGTCGTTCCTCGCGCTCTTGGCGCTGGCCGGGGAGGCGCACGAGCTGCTCCGCCGGGTGGACCGCTGCCGGCTGACGGTCGCCGAGGTGAAGCACTTCCTGGCCGAGAGGGACGGGGCCGCGGCGTAACCGCCGAACAGGCAAGCCCCGCGGCATGCTGTCCGGCATGGCACGACGCGGCGGCCGGGCCGTTCTGTGGGACGCACTGCACTGGCTGCGTGCCAAGGCGTCGGCCGCCCTGCGCTCGCTCGGCGCCCGGACCGGCGAGGGCGGCATGGCCCGGCTCGTCGGCCCCTACGGCCCGGGGGGCTACGGCAACGGCCCGCAGCTCCTGAGCAAGCAGGAGCAGGTCCTCCACTTCCGCGGCTGGAACTACCGCTGCATCGACTACATCGCCAGGCGGGTCGCGAAGGACCCGCCCCTCGTCGTCCGCGCCGCCGCCCCGACCGACCGCGAGAAATACAAGCTCGCGACGAAGGCGTACCTCGCCGGCCGCGGCGACCGCCCCGAGCCCCGCGCCTTCGCCTCCCCCTACTGGCGCGAGAAGTCGGTCGGGCCCGCCCGCCCGAACGAGGAGCTGGAGTTCGTCCCCGACTCCGACCCGCTCGCGCGGCTCCTGGCCGACCCCAACGACCCGGACACCGGTCCCGGGTTCTGGTACGAGGCGGAACTGTTCAACTGCCTCACGGGGGAGGACTTCGTCTGGGTCGTCGAGGACGACGCCGGCCGGCCCGACGAGCTGTGGGTGATCCCCAGCCACTGGGTGCGGCCGGTGTGTCTCGGGCGGGAGAGGCTGGTCGACCACTTCGAGGTGGTGCCGCGGGGGGCCTCGGCGGCGCTCACCCCCTTCGACCCCGACGAGATCGTCTGGACCCGCTGGCCCTCGCCGCTCTCGAAGCTCTACCCCCAGGCGACGACGCAGGCCGCCGCTGCGCTCGTCGACACCTACGAGAAGGTGGACGCGGCGCGGAACTTCTCGCTCGACAACGGCGCGATGGTCGGCGGGACGGTCAAGCTCGACCCGACCGTACAGCTCACCGAGGCGTCGATCCAGCGCATGGAGTCGCGGTTCTACGCGAGGCACCAGGGCGTCTTCAACGCCAACCGCCCGATCTTCCTGGAGGGCGCCGAGTACGTCCCCCCGCCGCCGGAGCAGGAGCTGGCCTTCATGCAGAGCCAGGACACGCTCCGCCGCTACGTCATGGCCATGTGGGGCCTGGACGAGTGCGTGCTGGGGTTCGCCTCCGTCCCCAGCCGCGCCGCGATGGTCGCCGCGCTCGTCAACGTCAACCGCAACACGATCGACCCCCGCAAGCGCACCCGCGCGGCCGTCCTCACGGAGAAGCTCGCCCGGCGGTTCGACCCGCGCTACCGGCTCTTCTACCCGCCGGACAAGGACGAGTTCGACCCCGACGCCCGCCGGCAGGACTTCGCCGCCGCGACCGCCGCCAACGCGGCGAGCGCCAACGACTGGCGGACGCACGTCCTCGACCTGGAGCCGTGGCCGGAGGAGATCTACGACCGGCCGCTGGTGTCGGCCGGCCTCGTCAACCCGGGCGCCGACGGCGGGGCGGCGTGGGACCTGGAGCCCGGGGGCGGCGGGCCGGGCGGCGGCCTGCCCGACCAGGCCGACGGGCTTTCCGACGACGCCGACCTGTCTCCCGACGCCGACTTCAAGGCGGCCGCCGCGTGGGTCGGGAAGGGCCACGGGCCGCCGCCGTTCCCCGGCGCCCGCTTCGACGAGTCGCGGCACCGCTGGGTCAAGCCCGATGGCGGCGAGCCGGAGGCGGCGCACCGGGCGGTCGCCGACGTGGCGACCGCCCGCTCGCTGGCCGCCAAGATCGGCCGGGCCGGGTCGAAGGCGGTCGAGGCCGCCAAGCGGGTCGGGGAGCGGGCGAAGGAGCTGGCCTACCGGATCGCCAACAGCGGCCTCTCCCCCAACGACGTCCTCGACGACGTGTTCGACCACGGCCGTATCATCACCGCCCGGAACACGGGGGACTGGCTCGGCGCGCACCTGGGCGTCTCGGGCAACACGGCCGCCGTGGTCGCCTCCCACGTCCTCGCCTACGGGCTCACCAAGGTCCGGCAGCACCTGCGGGCGCGGGCCGGGGGGAAGTCGGCCGACGCCCCGGGCCGCGAGGCGGTGGTTGCGGAGGTCCTGCGGGCGCTGCTCGCGGAGATGGGGTGTCCGGGGGGGGACCTGCCGGGCGCCGGCACCGCCGGGAAGGGCGTCCGCGGCAAGGTCCGCGACGACCAGGGACACGACCACAGCGACGCCGACGGGCGGTTCGTCTCCGGGCGCGGGGGCGGGCCTGGCGGCCCGAATCGCAAGCCGGGGGGCCGCCCTGCCGCGCTCTCCGCCCGCGCCGGGGCCGTCTCCGAGCGGGTCGCCGGGATCGTCGCCGCGGCCGGCCACCACGCGGCCCGGTGGGGCCTCGACGGCGTGGCCGCCGCAATCGGCACCGCCGCCAGTCGGGTCGCCGGTGCGGCCACGGCGGCGGAGGCGATGGGGGCCCTCCGGGACGGCCGGAGGGCCCACCGCGCCGCCGCCCGGAAGGTGCTCGCCGCGGCCGGGGCGGAGGCCGACCGGTACGCCGCCGGGCTCGACCTGCCCGACGCGGCCCGGCGGTCCGTCGGCCGGGACCTCAAGGCCGCGATCAAACTCGACGACGCGGCCGGCTACCACACGTCCGACGCCGTGTTCGAGGACGCCGCCAGGGAACTCCGATCCGGCGGGCCGGCCGCCCGCCGCGACGCCGTGGACGTGCTCGTCGAGGGCGTGCGGCGGGCGGCCGACCCGGTGGGTCTCGTGGCCGACCTCCGGGAGTGGGCCGAGACCGCCGACCCGGTGGAGGTGTTCGACCGGACGCTCGACGACCTGACGACCCTGCCCGACGACGCCCCCGACGCCGAGCGGGAGGCCCGGGAGGAGCGGGACCGGGCGGTCGCCGCGGGGTGGATGAAGGGGTTCGCCGGGCACCTGGCAAAGCTGATCCCGCCGAAGCGCCAGGCAACCCCGCCGGCAGACTCGGGGTCATGACGACCGGCCCCCGCGCCGAGCTGGAGGTCCTCCGCGGCATGCTCGAGTTCGAGACGCCGGCGTTGGCCGGCGTCCGGGTGGGGCTCTCGCGGGGGGCGGTCGAGGCGCTGTGCCGCAAGTGGGAGGCGGCCGGCTGGTACACGCCGGCCGCCTCAGGGGTCGACCGCGGGCACCTGACGGCCGCCGGCCGGGTGGCGGTCAACGGCCTGCTCGTCAACGGAGCGTGAGCGATGGAAGACGTCGTGCTCAACCAGTCCTACCTGCCGGCCGCCGCGTCGGGGCTCACCGCCCTCTGGCTGCTGGCCGTCTGGCCGCGGCTCAAGGCGTGGTGGAACCGGCCGCGGTACTCGCGGCGGGCGCGGGCCGTGATCGAGATCCCGCCGAACGTCCTGGTCAGCGAGGCGGCGGCGGAGAGGCTGCGGGCCGATGCGGAGGCGTGGCTGCGTGGCGATCGCACGGCACTGGTTCTCGAGTGCGGCGCCCGCGTCGTCGTCCACGAGGCCTGACCTTGCCCACCGACCCGCTCCACGGCCGCCGCGTCCCGTCGGGCCGCCGGGCCGGGGCCGTGCTGGCGCACCTGTTCCGCGGCATGCTCGCCGCGGCCCGTCGCCAGGTCGAGGGGCGCCGGCCGGTCTACCTGCGGCACTTCGCCCCGGAGCTGGCCCGCGAGCTGATGCCGCTCTTGCTGCACGAGTACCAGTTGGGCCGCCACCAGGTGCAACGTGACGTGGGACTACGCGGTCGCGTGGGGCTCGGTGATCCTGGGCGGCTTCGGGGTGGGCTGGTCGCTCGGCACCTTCCTGATGCACGCCTGCGGGTCAAGGCGGCGGGCCCGGGGCTGACGGTCGACCTCGGCCTCTTCCGCGTCGAGGTCCCGGCCGCCGTCCAACAGCTGGTGCTCGCGCTGGCCGGTTCGGTCACCGACACCCTGCGGGACGCGGTCCGCTCGGAGCTGGCGGCCGGGCTCGAGGCCGGCGCGTCGCTCGCCACGATCGCCGGGCGGCTCGCGCCACACTTCGCCCCGCCGCGGGCCTACACGGTCGCCGCGACCGAGGCGAGCCGGGCGATGCACGCCGGCGAGGTGGAGGCCGCCGCCGAACTCGGGGTGTCGAGCCACGAGTGGCTCGCCAGCAGTGACTGCTGCACCCTGTGCGCGTCGCTCGCCGGCACGCGGGCCAAGATCGGCGAGCCGTTCTACACGCACCCGACGGGCAACCCGGCCTACCGCGTGGTGTACCACCCGCCGGCCCACCCGCATTGCGCGTGTGCCCTGCTGACGGTGTTCCCGGAAGACGAGCGAGGTCTGACCCGTGGGTAAGCCCCGCCTGAAGCTGGCCCCCGAGCCGCCCCGGTACGACGAGGCCGGGGGCTACCTGGAGATCGTCGCCTCCGTCGAGATGCCTGACCGCGACGGCGAGGTCGTCGTCCCCTCGACGATCCGCCTCGACGAGTACCGGAAGAACCCCGTCGTCATCTGGGCGCACGACCGCAAGTCCTTCCCGATCGCCAAGTGCGAGGACCCGGCGGGCAACTTCACCTGCTGGCTCGACGAAGGGGGCCGGCTCCGCCAGCGGTGGTACTTCGCCGACACGGCCGAGGGCCGACTGGCCCGCGACCTCTACCGCCAGGGCGTGCTGCGGGGCGCCTCGATCGGCTTCCTCGACGACGGGCTGCGCGACGTCTCCCCGGCCGAGGCCGAGGCCCGCTTCGGCGTCCGCCGGCGGCTGCGGCAGTATCTCGGGGGCGAACTCCTGGAGACCAGCGCCGTCCCGGTGCCGAGCTGCCCCGGGTCGCTCTCGCTCGGCTGGGTGGACGCGCCGCGGGCCGCCGGGCTGGTCGGCCGCGGCGGCCCAGCCGCCCTCGTGACGAAGGCGCTTGCCGCCTTCCCACGGCTGCGGCAGGCAACGCGGGGCCCCACAGTGGGGGTGACGCGACCCGTGGCGCGGGACGCGCCACACCCCGGAGCGAACCCCGTGAGCACGACCGCAGCCGCCGCCGCGACCGACACCACGAAGCCGGCCGACGCGGCCGGCGGCGGCGGCGCGGCGGTCACCAAGGACATGGGCACGACCTCCGACGCCGCCGGCGGGTCGCCCGACGCCCCGCCCCCGCACGAGCAGGTCAAGGCCGGGCTCGAGTCGGGGATGCACGAGGCGGTGCGGGCCCACTGCGCCGGCGAGATCACCAAGGAGGAGATGCTCGACGCCATCGGCCAGTTCGCCGACGACCACGCCAAGTACAGCGGCAACGGGGGCGACGACGACCCCGACAAGACGGGTCAGGACGACGACGGCGACGAGGAGACGAAGGCGGTCGCCGGGATCGTCGAGAAGGTGCTGGCCCCCGTCGTGGGCCGGCTGGAGGCGGCACTCGACAAGCTCGACGCGCTGCCCAGCGCCGAGGAGCTGGCGGAGGAGCTGGCCCGGCGATGAGCGACCGCCCGAGCGTGGACCGGGCCGCCGCCCGCGCCCGGGCCGTCGAGGCCCTGGGGCGGATGGCCCTCGCCGAGCTACTCGCGGCCGACCGCGAGTCGCTCAACGGCAACGTCAACCTGGAGGTCCACTGCCAGGCCGGCGTCCCCCGCGAGGTGCGGGTCGTCGGCCGGCCGGTGATCAGAGCCGAGCGGGTGAACTGATGGGCCGCCAGAAGCCGTACACGCCGAAGGCGGTCGGGCCGCAGGCGCCGCCCGCCGGCCCGCCGGCCCGGCCGACGTGTGACGGGTGCCGGCACTGGCTGGAGGCGGGCGAGCGGACCGTCGTTGTGGCGCGGAACGCGCCACAAGGCGAGCCCAGGCGGCTGGGCCTGTGCGTGCTCGGGCCGCCGGCGATCAACGCCCAGGTGACCGACTTCGGCCCCCTGTGCCGCTACCCGGTAACGGCCGCCGACACCCCGGCCTGCTCGAAGCGCGAACCGGGGCACCCGCCGGCCGCCTAAAGACCAAGCCACCCGATCGGCACCCACGCCCCTCGCCCCGAGGCCAGCGTGGGCCCGGCAGAACCCGGAGCCCGCGCCGTGGCCGACAAGCAGCCCACGTTCAAGGAACTCCTCGACGCCAAGCGGAAGGCCGCGCCGGCGAAGCCCACCCCCCGCACGAAGGGCCAGTCGGTCATCGCCAAGATGATGGCCGCGGCCAAGCCCCCCTTCGGCGTCACGGGACCGCTCGGGGAGCGGGGCTACTCGTTCCAGAAGGCCGCCGCCTTCTGCCTCGGGGCGATCGGCGCCGACCAGGCGAAGGAGGAGATCCACGCCCACAACGTGCTGAAGGGGTACTACGCCGGGGCGCCGATGGAGTTCGGCGGCCGCGGGTTCCTCCTGCCCTTCGCGCTCGACTGCGTCCCGGTCGGCTACGAGCAGGGCACCCTCGACCCGGACCCGAAGAAGGTCGAGTTCGTCTCCGCGCTCAAGCAGAAGATCGCCGCGACGACCAAGGGGTACGACCCCGACGAGGCGGCCCGGCTCCGCCAGAAGAACATCGGCACCCTCCAGGACAACGCGGTCGGGACGCTCGTCCCGTTCCCGGTCCTGGGCGACCTGGTCGAGATCCAGCGCAACGCCGAGGTGTTCGCCCGGTGCGGGGCGACCGAGGTCCCGCTGCCGCCGCAGGGGTCGATGGCCCTGCCCAAGCAGACGGGCACCACGACCGCCTACATGGTCGGCGAGCAGCAGCAGCTGACCGGCAGCGACCCGGCGACCGGCATGGTCAACTTCTCCGCCAAGAAGATGACCCTGCTGACGACCATCAACGGCGAGCTGTTCAAGTTCGCCAGCCCGACGGCCGAGCAGCTCGTCCGCACCGACATCGCCGAGGTCGGCGCCCGCAAGATGGACCAGCAGCAGCTGGAGGGGACCGGCGGCACGCAGGTCCTCGGCCTGCTCAACTACCCGACCCAGTCGGCCTGGAGCACCGGCAGCGACAAGGTCATCCTCCACGCCGCGAGCACGGCCGGGGCCAACGGCGACACGTTCGCCTGGGAGGACACCGCGCTCATGCAGGGGAAGCTCCCCGACGCGGTCGGCGACGACACGACCCTCAACTGGGTCATGCGGCGGCTGATGTTCGCCTACCTCCGCAACCGCCGGGCCGACGGGACGATGCCGGGCGACGGCAAGGGGCCGCCGCTGTTCAACATCACCGGGACGGTCGCCGAGGTCCGCGGCGGTACCCGGACGACGATGGAGAACATCCCGGTCGTCTGGTCGAACACGGTGTCGAACAGCCGGGCGAAGGGGTCGGCGACGAACCTGACCTACATCCTGCTCGGGTACTTCAAGGACTGGGTCACGGCCCGCTACGGCGTCATGGAGGTCCTGGCCAACCCCTACGGCGACACCGTGTTCCAGAACGACCAGGTGTACATCCGGGGCATCCAGCGGTTCGACGCGGCGGCCCGCCACCCCGCGAGCTTCGTCGTCTGCGACGTGCTCGTGATCGGCTGAGCCCCGCGGTGTGGCGCTGTCGAGCGACCCGCTCGACTCCGCGCCACAGACACGACCACGCCCCGGGGGGGGGGCCGCCCCGGGGCCGCCCCGACCCAGAGCACCACCGGGAGCACCGATGAGCACGCAAGCCCGCGACCTCAAGAACAACCTGCTGTCGGCCGCGTCGCTCAACCCGGCGGCCCGGACGGCGACTGCCAACGGCGCGGCCGCCGACATGATCACCGGCGACGGGCTGTGCTCGATCACGGTGTTCAACGGGACGATCACCGACGGCACCCACACGATCACCGTGCAGGAGTCCGACGACAGCGCGTTCACCTCGCCCTCGGCGGTGACGCTCCTCGACTCGCTGACCGCCCTGACGAGCGGGGTGGCCGCGGGCACGATCCAGCGGGCGAAGTTCCAGCGGAGCAAGCGGTACGTCCGGGCCGTCACGACCGTCGCGGGGGCCACGACCGGCGGCGTCTACGGCGCGTTCTTCGACCAGCAGCTCAAGCAGTTCTGAGTGGCGGGGGCCGGCCCTCGGCGCCGCCGGCCCCGAACCCCGCACCCGAGTCGGCCCGGAGACGACATGCCCGCGCTCATCGACCCCGTGAAGTTCCAGGCCGGCCCCTGGGGCAACGCCCCGCTCAAGGAGTGGCTCTTCGACCCCGACACGGTCGTGGGGATCGAGGAGGACTGGCAGGACTACAACCCGACGAACGGGCCGTACACCTTCACGCAGGCGACGGCCGGCAGCGCCGCCATCGACACGACCACGCCCGGCCGCCTGAAGATGGACGCCGGGGCCACGACCGCCAACCAGGGCGGCAACCTCCAGCGGACGAAGTCGCCGTTCCTGCCGGCGGCGGGCAAGAGCATCTGGGCCGAGTTCGTCCTCACCCTGACCGCGACGACCCCGCCGGTCACCAAGGCCCAGCTCTTCGTCGGCCTGGCCGCCTCCAGCACGGCGATCATCTCGGCCGGCGCGATCAACGTGAACAACCGGATCGGCTGGCGGATCCTCAACGGCGGCAACCTCACGCTGCAGTTCGACTGCGACAAGGCCGGCACGGGCACGCAGATCGCCGCCGCGGCCCTCGTCGACGCCACGAAGATCCGCCTCGGCTTCCGCTACGACGGCGTCGCCGACACGATCCAGCAGTACATCAACGGCGTGGCCACCGGCAACCCGATCGCCACTGCGAACATCCCGAAGGCCGCGGCGATCTACCCGAGCTTCGTCTGCCAGTCCGACGGCACCGACCGGCCGAACCTGTTCCTCCACGGCTACCGCGTCCTCCAGCTCCGCTGACCGCCGCCCGACGCCCCCGCGGCCCCGGGCACTGCCGGGGCCGCGTGCGTTTCAGGCAAGGGCCGCGGGACGCTGGGGGCATGCTCGTCTCCCTCGCGGACTTCCAGCGGCAGGCCGGCGCGGGCGCCGCCGGCGGCGTCGCCGACCAGTCGTTCCTCGACGCCGCCGCGGCCGCGGTCAAGACCTACTGCCGGCGCACCCTCGAGGCCGCCACCCGCGCCGACTACTTCGACGGCACCGGCGTCCCCGAGCTGGTGCTCCCCTTCGACTGGCTGCCCCTCAACACCGTCACCGAGGTGAAGCTCGACCTCGCCGGCGGCCGCGGGCAGAAGGCGAGCACCTTCGGCACCGACACCGTCCTCGTCGCCGGCGACGACTACACGGTCGACTACGCCGCCGGCATCCTCCGCCGCGAGCGGCTGACCGGGGCCGCCCTGGCGGGCTGGCCGGGCTACGGCGTCGGTCCCGGCCTCCAGTGGGCGGGGCTCTCCTCCGCCGGGACCCGCCCGGCGTACTGGCCGCGCGTCCCCGGGTGCGTGAAGGTCAGCGCCACGACCGGCTACGCCGGGAAGGCCCCGGCCGACCTCCAGGCCGCCGTGATCCAGCTCGCCGCGTTCCTCCGCAGGAGCCAGCCCGACGGCGGGCTCCTCTCGGCCAGCGCCACCTTCATCGACGCGACCGAGTCGCTCGCCCAGCTCCAGGCCGACGCGGTCGGGGCCCTGAGCCTGCCGGCGATGGGCACCGTCCGCCAGCTCCTGGCCGCCTTCCGCGAGCCCGTGCTGGCCGGGGGTGTCCGGTGATCGACCCGGCGCGACTGCGGGGGCTCTACGCCCGGCTGATGCCCGACCGGGTCACCGTGACGTACCGGGCCCAGACCGCACTCGGGGTGTACCAGTCGCCCGGGGCCTCCGTGGCCGACGCGTGGTGGCGGCCGGGTGGCACGACCGAGCTGGCGCCGTCGGCGGGCGTCGCCCTCCTGAGTCTGCGGAAGTGGTACTTCCCGAAGTCGGCGTACACCGGGCCCCCGGCGGTCGGCGACCTGATCGTCAACCCGGTGACGGCCATCGATCCGGTGTCGGTGACCTGGACGGTCGTCGGCGGCAACGACGCCGGGGCGCTGGGCACCTGGGAGCTCGACTGCCTGAGCCTCCAGCTGCAGGCGGCACTACGGGGCTCGCTCACCTTCGAGCGGCCGAGCAACGCCCAGGACGCGGCCGGCCGCATGGCGCTCTCGAGCTACTCCGCCGTGGCGTCGGGCGTCCCGGCCCGCGTGCAGCCCGAGGACGGGGCCGCCGGCGAGGTCCTCGGCCGCGTCACGATCGCCCGGCGGTTCACGGCCCTCCTCGGGGTGCGGGTCGCCGTCCGGGCCAGGGACCGGGCCTACGACGGGACGACGTACTACACGGTGGTCTCCTCCGAGATGCCCGAGCGGCTCGACGAGCTGCAGCGGGTCGAGCTCGAGCAGATCCTCTAGCGCCGCGGACAGGCAACGGCCGCGCGAAGCTGCGGGCATGGACCCCGGGCCGATCATCGAGCGGGCCCGCGCCGAGGCGGCCCGCCGGCTGTCCCGGGCCGCCGCCCACGCGGCCAACGAGCTGAGGCGGACCGTCAGCGTCCCTGCCCCTCGGAAGAAGGCGAGAAAATCGGGGCGGGTGTACGCGGCGACCCCGGCGACCCCCGGGGCCCCGCCGCGGAAGCTGTCCGGCCGCGGCCGGGCCGGGATCGCCTGGAAGCTGCTGACGAACCCGCTCGCGGGCGTCGTCGGCGTGAACGTCCTGTACATGCCGCGGCACGAGCGCGAGGGGCACCCGTGGGTCGCCCCGACCCTCAGGCGCGAGCGGGGCCGGCTCGACGCGATCCTGCGGGGTGAGGGGTGATCAACGCCGACGACATCGCGACGGCCGTCGTCGCCCGCACCGGCGCGGTGTCCGCCTTCGCCTCGGCCGTGCCGGGCGGGGCCTGGTTCGACCGCGGCCCGGACACACCGTCGAGCCCGGTGTACGCGGTGTTCAGACTCCGGGCCGGCGAGGCGCGGGTGTTCAGCGGCGCGGCCTACGTCCAGCCGTGGGAGGTCGAGTTCGGGGTGTACGCCCCGGTCGGGGCGCCGGGGGTGAACCCCCAGGCGGTCCAGCAGGCGCTGGCCGCGTGCTTCACCACGACCGCCGGGCAGGCGCCCATGAAGGGAACGGCCATGCGGAACGCGACGGAGCGCGTCCTGCACAGCCGGCCGCTCGCCGCGTCGGGCGAGATGGCGAGGGAACTGCGGGAGGGGCGGGACGTGCTCCTGACCGGAATCCGGTTCGAGCTGCTCGTCCAGGGCGACCGCTCGGCCTCTTGAGGGGATTGCGATGGCCTCCGTCTCGCGACGACTGTCGGTCGGCTACACGGGCAGCCAGCCCGGCGTCAGCACCGGCGACGACATCACGGCGAATTCCGAGTCGATCCTGGCGCTGCACGGCGGCGACGGCAGCGGCGTCGCCGGCGGGGCGACGAACGCCGAGCACGACCTGACCGTCGTCAAGAACAACCTGAAGCTGCTCGTGATCACCGTCTCGGGGGGCAACGGGTCGGTGACGATCAAGGTCAACAGCAGCAGCACGCCCGACGAGACGTTCACGTTCGCCTCGGGCGCCGGGGTGATCGTCTGGGACTCCCGCGGCGGGACGACCAACCCGTTCGCCAACGACGTGACCAAGCTGTTCATCTCCAACGGCGGCACCACCGTGGCCGACGTGGACTTCCGGGCCCTCTACAACTGACCAACTTCCCTCGGCCACCCGCCGCCCCCGAGAGGGCCAGCGCGGGCGCCGGTGACGACCCCGGGGTCCGATCATGGCCGAGTACGTCAGCGGCAACGGCGGGTACATCGAGGTCCGGGCGGCCGGGTCGTCCGGCAGCTACACGCGCTACGACGTCAAGAAGTGGGTGCTCCGGACGACCAGTCGGCTGACCGAGAACACGCACAGCGGCGTCACGGCCACCAACTTCGAGGAGGTCGTCCCGCACAACGAGTGGTCGGCGGAGATCCCGCTCGACGTGCTCAACTTCCCCTCCGACGGGCCGCTCGGGCTCTCGAAGGTGGACATCAAGTTCCACGTCGGCGACACCGCCGACTTCTTCGACCTGCGCGGCACCTCCAACGAGGTCGGCGAGGTCACCGACGACAACGCCGAGGACATCGTGCGGGTGATGGCCTCGGGCAAGGGCGGCTCCCTGGTCTAGCGAGGCCCCATGACCCCCGATGAGAAGACCGCGCTCGTCGCCACCGCCGGCAAGCGGCTGGAGGGGCTGCTCGGCCGCCCGCTCACCGTCCAGTGGCCGACCCCGGGCGACCAGATCACGATCGACGAGCGGATGGAGGAGATCGCCCAGCGGTGGTGCGTCTCCCCGCTCAAGCTCGTCCACCTCACCCCCGAGTCCGACCTGGCCGGCCCCGACCGCGCGACCGCGCTGTCGCTGGCGATCGACAAGGCCGCCGGCGGCGGGGTGACGCCCAGCCCGAAGGCGATGGCCCGGGCGTACTACTCCCTGGAGGGGGTGCGCTACCGGCTGTGGCGGCTCACCCGGCGGACGCACCCGGACCTCTCCGAGGCGCAGGTCGCCGAGCTGGTGACCGAGGCCAACCGCCCCGACGCGATCGACGCGCTCGAGTCGCTCCTCAAGGGCCTCAACCCAAACTGACTCAGCCGGCCTGGGGCCGGCTCATCCGCTCGCTCGACTGGCCGGGGTGGTTCAGGACGCTCGGCGAGCGGTACGGGTGGACCCCGCGCCAGGTCCTCGGCGAGGTCACCGTCCCGCAGCTCTGGCTGATGCACGGGCTCACCGCCGGCCCCAAGAAGCTCGTCGGCTGGGCCGCCGCCGTCGAGCTGGCCAACCGCAAGCGGATCGCCCGGGGGCTCCCGCCCGTGCCCCCCCCGGCCCGCAAGCCCCGGACCGGCCGCCCGCGCCGCAGGTGACCCGTGAGCGAGAGCGAGACCGTCGTCGAACTCGTCCGCTTCACCGCGACCGGCCTTGAGACGGTCGAGGCCGCGACCCGGCGGTACGCCGAGCACGCCAAGGCCGCCCGGGAGCGCACCCGCGTCCTCGCCGACCTGATCGGCTCGGGCACCTTCGGCCGGTACGCCGACCAGCTCGACCGGGCGGCGCGCTCACAGGAGCGGCTGACCGCGGCGGCCAGGAACGCCGTCACCGCCCGGGCGCTGGCCTCGGGCGAGCTGACCCGGCACGCCTCGGTCATGGCGATGCACGGCCGGGTCGCCGAGCAACTCCGGACCCGGGCGCTGGCCCGGCGGGTCGCCGACCCGGCGCTGGTGCGTGAGGTCGCCCGGGCCGAGGCGGAGAAGGCGGAGCAGGAGAACCTCCGCGGGGGGCTGCGGAATGGCGTCTATGCCGCGCGGCTCGATTCGGGCGAGCTGACCCGGCAGACCGCCGCCGCCCGACAGCTCAACCACGAGTACGACCTGATGCGGCAGCGGGCCGGCAACCAGGTCCTGGCGAAGGACCTGGCCTCCGGCACGATCGCCCGGCGGGCCGCCGAGACGGCGCAGCTGCGGCGGGAAACGGAGGAACTTGAGAAGCGGGCCCGGCTGACGTCACTCGCCGCCGAGCACGGCCGGTTCGGGGCGGTGCTGCGGGAGAACGCCGGCCAGATCCAGACCCTCAAGACGGCGGCCCTGGTGGGCTACGGGGCGATCGCGGGCAGCGTGCTGGGACTGGTCCGCGCCGGGCTCCAGGGGACCGTCGAGGGCTACCGGCTGGAGTACGCCTGGACGCGGCTCGGGCGGCAGGCGGCGGGCGTGGCAGTCCCGGCGGTGGACAAGGTGTCGAATACCGTGGGGGCGCTGGCCGGGAAGTTCGAGCGGCTCTCCTCCTCCCAACAAGACACGATCCTCAACCTCGGACTCCTTGCCCTCGCGGCCGGCCCGGTCGTCGGGATGGCCCGGGCGCTCGCCGCGGTCGGCGGCGCGGCGGTGGGGCTGGGCCGCGGGGCGGCGGCCGTGCTCGGCCTCCGCGCCGCACCCGCGGCGGGGGGCGGGCTGGCGGCGGCCATGCGGACGGCGCCCGGCGCGGCCGCCCTCGCCGGCGCCGAGGCCGCGGGGGCAGTGGCGGGTGTCGCCCCGCCCGCGGGCCCCGGGTTCTTGGCCGGCAACCCCCTGCTCGCCGGCGGGCTGCTGTTGGGCGGCGGCGCGCTGGCCAACCAGGCCGGCGGTGGGGGACTCGGCGGGGCGGTGGCGGCCGGTGGGGCGGCCTACGGGTTCAGCGGCGGCGGCGGGCTCCGCGGGGCCGGGCGGGTCGGGCTCCCGCTCCTCGTCGGGTCGGCGCTAGCCGACTCGTTCACCGAGCGGTACTACTCGATGCTCCGGGCCCGCGGGGAGAACAAGTTGTTCGCCGGGATCGGGACGCTCGGCGGCGGACTGCTGAACACGCTGACCTTCGGGTCGTTCGCCGACCGGCTGCGGGAGACCGGCCAGTTGCCGGGGCCGGAAGCGGGTAAGCACCGCGACGTGTCGCCCCTCCAGGTCGGGCTCGACGAACTCGGCGGGGGCCACCAGCGCATCCAGGAGGAGGTGCTCAAGGTCACCTCCGCCGCGGCGCAGGAGCAGCGCGACCGGGAGGTGGTGGACCAGCTCAGGGAGATCAACAAGAAGCTGGAGGCCCAGGCGGAGCGCGACATCCGTGCCCGCGACATGGGGCACGGCTTCTTCCGCGGCGGCAAACAGTAACCCCGACCCCCGGCACCCGCCGCCCCTCGTCCGGGCGTCCCGCCCGGACCGGCCAGCGCGGACCCGGTGTGAACCCCACACCCGGCCCGCGCCATGCCCGGACCCTACGCGCTCTTCGCCGACGAGACGGGGCTGCCGCACACGACGCGGCGGGATATCCCCTACGAAATCGACTGGAAGTCGTACGTCGAGGAGTGGGTCGAGGGGGCCAACCAGACGAGGGTAATCTGCCGGGTGAAGACCTCCGACGCCCCGTCCTGGGTCGAGGACATGGTCGGCAAGGTGTACGTCACCGGCACGGCCCCCAACCGCAAGCTCCGCCGCTACCTGCCCGAGGCGAGCCCGTTCTACCCCAACCAGTGGTGCATGCGGGTCGAGCAGATCGAGCAGGGGGGCGACCCGGCCGCCGACCCCGCGCTCCTCGTCGCCACGAACACCTTCGCCGACGCCGACCCGAGCACCGGCGCGAGCGCGTGGCCGGTCGCGCTCTGGATGCGGTTCCGCTGCACCTTCCAGGGCCTCCCCTTCCAGCTCCTCGCCGACAACCAGGTGGACGACCTGCAGGCCGCCGGCAAGGAGGCCGAGTTAAACCGCTACCTCGAGCGCCGGCGGGTGACGATCGCCCGCGAGCAGCAGTTCCCCGGCGGAGCGTTCAAGACCGTCGACGACGGGAACCCGGCCAACAGGAAGCCGCTCCAGCAGACGGGCTTCCGCGTGGTGAGCATGGCGGACGTGGAATACCGGATCTACCGCTGGCCGGTGGACAGCCTGCAACTGACGGCCCTCAAGAGCCTCGTCGGGACGGTGAACTCGGCGAGGTTCGACTTCGGGGAGGGCGGGTACGACTGGGACCCCGGGACGCTGCTCTACACGGGCTTCGACGACAACCTGAAGACCTGGGACCCCGACGGCGTGTGGGTGATCAACCCGCTGATCATCCGGTTCCGATCGAAGGAGATCCTCGACGCGGGCGGGACGGTGCGGGGGTGGAACTACTTCCTCAACAACCAAGCCCAGCCGATCCTCGTCTCCCTCGACGGCACCAGCACCGGGCAGCGGCCGTACAAGGAGACGCCGGACTTCGTGAAGCTGTTCCGCGTCGAGCCGTGATCACTCCTTTGGCTTCGACCGTTCCAGTGTGCAGTCCTCGAACTCGACCCGCCAGTCCATCCCGGCCACGCCGCGGTCGAACCCGTCCTTGCGGTAGCCCAGACACCGGCCGGTGATGTCGTAGGTTTCGCCGAGCTTCACCCCGGCGGCGTCGGCGTCCGACCGGAGGTAGTAGTAATAGCACGGCTCCGGTTGCTTCAACCCGGGGAATGGCTCGCCGCCTCCGGCCGGGCGCGAGCCCCCGACCACCAGCACCGACATCGGCGCGACGTAAGCCCGGCCGCCCTTGTCGCGCGAGATGTGATCGATCGACACGTTGAGGGCCTTCACCCGGCGGCCTTTGTACTTCGCGTCGTCCTCGATGGGGTTGTCGCCGTAGCCGCGGAAGACGGCCACGGCACCGTCAGCGCTGCCGGCGGCCCCTCCGACCCCGTCGGGCTTCTTCCCACCCCAGATGATGTACCACAGGAGGAGGAGGCAGACGGCGGCAACCGCCGCGTCGATTGCCAGGGCGCGGCGGTTCAGTCGCCGATACCACGGCCGCTCGTCGTCCGGCAACTCCATCGGCTCTTGAGACACGGCCCGCCCTCCCGCGTGTGGCCGCCGATGATGCCAGCGCGCGGGGCGGGCCGCAAGCGGCACGGGCGTTCACCCGCGGGCAACGCGCGACCCGCCGGGCGGGTCAGGCAAGCCGGCCGGCACACTCACCGGCATGGACGACGGCCAGCAGCCCGGCACCCCGGTCGGCGGGGGCGACATCACGACCTTCGCGGGGCCGCAGGGCGCCCAGGTCAACGACCTGCGGCCCCGCGACCTGTACGGCCGCCTCGTCAGCAGTGCCGCGGGCACCGGCGACGTGGCCGGGCGGACCGCGTACACCTGGGTGCCGGTCAACGAGGCGGACGCGGCCGGCGACTTCCCCGACGACGCCTCGGACTTCGCCACGCCGAGCGCCGGCCTCCCGGCCGTCGAAGTCAACGACACCCCCGTCCCCCTGAACACCAAGGTCCGGCTGCGGCTCTCGCCGACCCAGACCTACTACGTCTTCGAGCGGGCGGGCACCCCGTGGGTGCCCGCTCGGGTCGTCTCCGGCTCGGACGCGGCCGGCTACGTCTGCTACGGCATCCGGGAGACGGCGCCGAACACCTGGGCCGACCTCCCCGGCCCGGTCGTGTACGCCGAGTGCTACCGGGCGCCGTCGAACCGCGCCCCGCCCGACATCGACGCCAACCAGACGGTGCTCCTGCGGCCCAGCCCGACGCTCGCCGGCAAGTACGAGATCACGCCCTGGGGCGCGCAGAAGCGGGTCACGTTCACCTACACCGACGGCAACTGCGCGAAGATGACCGGCCAGTTCGACGGCCGCGACCTGGTCTTCACGTCGAGTCCGGTCTCCCCGCCCCCCCCGCCCCCCCCGCCCCCGCCGGTCACGATCACCGTCACGGTCATCGGCCGGCCGCAGCCGCACGGCCCCTACGCGGTCGGCACGACGGTCGGCTTCACCGCGACGGGCGCCGCGGGCGGGGTCGGCGCCCCGGCGAGCTGGACGTACACCTGGGACCCGGGCGACGGGACCGGCGGCGCGTCGGGGGTCGGGCTGACCGAGTGGGCCCACGCCTACGCGGCGGCCGGAAGCTACTTCCCGACGCTCTCGGTCACCGACGGGTCGGGCGGCACGTCCGGGGCGGTCCTCTGCGGGAACGGCGACGGGAGCGGCCGGTACGACGTCGTCACCGACCCCGGTCCGACCAAGCAGCCGGTGACCCAGATCGTCCTGGCCGACTTCTCCTCGACGAGTATCACCCTCGCGGACGTGACCGACGGGACGACGTACTCGCTCTCGGCGCCGGTCGGCGCCGGGCGGGTGCGGTTCGAGGCGGTGCTGTTCTGCGACCTGGACGCGACCGGCGGGGCGAAGGTGACGGTGCTGTTCACGACCGCCCCGAACTGGGTCATCTTCAACGCCCGGATGCAGGACGACGCGGCCAAGACGTTCACGTTCGACGTGCGGGTCACGACCAACGGCGGGGCGACGGCTCACGGCAACTCCCCGACGGCCGCGACGATCTACGTCAACGGCACGGCCGACGTCGCGACCGCCGGGACCCTGAAGATACAGTTCGCCCAGGAGACGGCCAGCGGCACCTCCAAGGTGCTCAAGGGGAGCTACCTGAACGTCATGCCGCCGACGGGGGGCTGAGTGGTGTCGCAGCCGAACTCGTACCTGGGCCTGCCGCCGGACGGGGCCGGCAAGAAGGTCGGCCTCTACGGGCCGCTCGCGATCAACGGGGTGACGGTCTACTGCTACCCGGCGGTGCCGACCGACCAGTACGGGGTGGCGCTCGCGACCGACGGGGACGGCCGGGAGCCGCGGCCGGCGGTCGCCGCGCCGGCCACCGAGGAACTGCTGACCCGGCTGCTGGCGGAGACGTGCCGCGTCCGCCGCCTGCTGCAACAACTGTGCGGCGAACTCCCGACGGAGGACTGAGATGGCGACCGAGGTCATGACCCGCTGGCGGATCAGCCGCAAGCGGCCGCAGCCGGACGTGGACGGGAACCGCGAGGGCGAGCCGGCCCGCGGCGGCCGGTACGGGGACGGCTACGTCCTGCCGCTGTTCGCCAAGAAGCACAACCTCGTGGACGAGGGGAGCTACTTCACCTTCAGCATGCAGCCGCAGGCGACGGCGCTGCAACTCGGCCTGTCGGCGGCGTTCTCGGCGACGGCCGCGGCGATCGTCCTCTACAACGGCGACACCCCGGGGAAGAACGAGTCGCTGCGGGTGTTCCCCGACTACGTCCGGCTGAACGTGATGACGGCGCCGACCTCGGGGACGGCGCTGCGGCTGGCGACGGTGCTCGACACGGCGAGCCGGGTGCCGACGACGGTCTCCAACGGCACCGGCGGGACCGGGCCGGGGACGCCGGCGACGGCGACGGCCTACCGCTCGCCGGTGACGAACGCGAACCCCGACGACGCGGCCAATCCCGTCACCCAGGTATACTTGCCGCTCTCGACCTCGGGCGGCGCGCCGCCGACGGTCCCGGCCGCCTCGCAGAACGCCCGGGTGGTCGTGGGTAACGCCTCGCTGCGGGCGCAGATCCCGGTGGCCGGCGACGAGTACGTCATCGACTTCGGCGGCGACATCCCGTCGGGGCAGCTCGTGACCGCCGCCCCGGCCGGGGCGAGCCGCGTCGTCCTGCCGCACCCGCCGGTGGCGCTGGGGCCGGGCCACTCGCTGGTGATCTACCTGTGGGCGCCGTCGAACGCGACGGCCGGCATCGCCTTCGACGGGATCGACGGCGGCCTGTGGGAGCGGTAGCAGCGGCAGACCGGTACGCCCCCGGCCCCCGGGGGCCGGGGGTGCGGACGTGGCGCGGCGGTTCTTCCCGACGGACGCCTTCGACCTCGACGGGTGGCGGTCGCCGCCCCCGGCGACGTGCCCGTGCTGCGACGGCACGCCCCGGCTCTCCCGGTGCTGCTGCGCCGAGTCCCAACTGCCGCCGACCCTGCACGCGACGATCATCCCGATCGACACGTCGCTCTGCTGCGGCGTCGGCATGGTGACCTTCCCGCTCACCTACCGCACCGCCCCGTACAACCTGCTGTTCCCGTTCGCCACGAACTGCCTGCCGCCGCAGATACCCGGCCAGCCGCTGCCGACAGTCGGCTACTGGGCCGGGAGCTACACGACGGCCAACCGGTGCGAGGTGGGCGGGGCGACGTGCCGGGACGTGAGCGGCCTGTGTGCCGGCGACCCCGGCCTGGTCCCCGACCAGCAGACGCCGTGTACGTTCAGCGTGCTCTGGAGCCCCGGCGGGTGCTGCTTCTGGGCCAACGTCCAGGCCGGCGGCCTGTGCTGCGTTCCGGTGTCCGGCCCGGCGGCCCCCCCGGGCGGGACGTGCAACGGCTACATTTTGCTCTCGAATACGGGCATCCAGATGACGACCCCGAACTGCCGGCCCGGCGGCACCCCGGTCGGGCCGTACGTCCCGAATTGTGCCGGCGGCAACCTGCCGGGCACGGGCGTCTCCTGTGCCGACGGGTCGGCGGCGCTCGACTGCGGCGACCTGCTCCCGCTGGAGTACATCACGCTCCCCTGGTACAGCCTCGTGGGGTATCCGTCCACCCCGGCGTGCGGCGTCATCTGGACCGGCGGGTACACCCCCGGGGTCGGGATCGACTTTTCCAACACGGCGACGTACAAGTGCCGCACCCGCCTCGTCATCTCGCTGTGACTCCGGTCCGGCCCGAGCCGGCCGGCAAGCCGTGCCGGTCGGTCGGCCACGGGGACTACCCCGTCCCGGGCTGCCACCTGTGCATGCTGGCGGTCACCGACGGTCGTAGCGCGCGGGCCTGGGGCGAGCCGTGGCCGCCGCCGCCCGACCGGGTGCCGGCCGGGTTCGCGCCGACGGTCCTGGTGACGGTCCCGGTCGCCGAGCCGCCCCCCTGCGTCCACCGGGGCGACGAGTTGACCGGCCGCGAGCGGGCGGCCCGCGGCCTCGACCACGCCCGGCACTGGGCGTTCTGCGGCCACCCCGGCCGGCCGCTGGGCGAGGCGGCCTGCCCGTGCCACGGGTGCGGGCCGGGGTGCCCCGGGTACGCGCCGGCGGCCTGAGCCGTCCCAGGCAACGGCGGGGCGAGGATACGCCGCGCCCCACCCGCCGCGGAGGCCGCATGCCGACGACCGTAGACTACTCCGGCGCCTCCGTCACCGTCCCCGGGTACACCGTCACCCTCTCGGGGGTCGCCGCCGACCGCGACCGGCTCGCCCTGACCGTGACGGTGGACCACGACTTCCCGGTGCCGAACACCGAGAACCGCCGGGTCGGCAACGCGATGTTGTGGATCGACGGAAAACTCGCCGCGCAGCTCTGGGGGCCGGCCTGCCCCGGGCAGTCCTTCACCTACGACGCCCCCGGCCCGACCGGTTGCCGGGTTACCATCAGCATCACCATCGACCGTGCGGCCGTGGACATCATCCCCGGCGGCCGGGAACTGGTCCTGTCGCTCTGGCCGCAGTCCGCCCCGGCGCAGACCCCGATTCCCTACCTGCGGGTCACCCTCGATGTGCCCGCCCGCCCGCGGCCGGTGCTCGCCGCGGGCCGGTTCACGCGGGCGCTGTTCTGGACCGACCCGAACGAGGTGCTCTCCGACCCGGCCCTCGCCGCGGCGATCGTGGCGGCGGGCGTGACGCACTTGACCTGCGGCGTCTTCACCAACCCCGCCGACTCCGGCAACCCCTCCGAGGACTACGCGACGTGGCGTTCGTCCTGGCTGCCGTGGATCACCGGCCGCCTGACCCTCCTCCAGCAGCACAGCCTTCGGCTCCACGCGGCGGGGGATGACTTCTTACGCAGCCCGGCCGAACGGGCGTGGTTGAACTCGACCGACTGGGCGCCCCAGGCCGTGGTAGACGTGGCGACGGTGCTGCGCGACTCCGGCGTGTGCGATGCCTTGGCCGCGGTGGACGAGATCAACGGCACCCCGACCGACGACCCGGCCTATGCCCGGTTCGTCCAGGCGTGGCGGTCGGTCCCGGGGGCGCCGCCTCTCGGCTGGCCCGCGCCGGGGGCCGCAAGCCCGCCGTACCCGTTCGAGGTGCCCGCCTACGCCGACTACGCGGACCGTTATTGGAGTGACCTCGACTTCCGGCCCGGCCGGGGGGATTCCTCGATCACGACGGCGAGCCTCGCCGCCGAGCTGGCCCGCGTCGGCTCGCAGGTGGGGTGCCCGCCGTTCGCGTGGACCTGCCTCGTGAGCGCGATGGGCGCCCTGTACACCAAGCAGGCGGCCGGGGGCGACTACCAGCCCGGCATCGACCTGTTGCAGAAGGGTGGCGTCCGCGGGCCGGACGTGGCGGCGCAAATCTGGCTCGCCGTGATCCTCGGCGCGGCCGGGGTGCGGGTGTACGCCTATGACGCCGCGTTCAACCGCGACCCGCGGGCGGCGGCGCCGATCGGCGCGACCGACCTCCAGACCGGCGTGCGGCCGGGCGACGACCGGTGGCCGTGGCTGGCCGCGGCGTTCCTGGCGGTCGCGGCCCGCGAGGCCGAGATCGCCACCGGGCACCGCTGGCCGACCGAGGCGTGCGGGCCGGTGGTGACGGGCGGCCGGGGCACGGTGCGGGTCGCGGTGAACACCGCGGCGACGCCGGCGCCCCTCGCGCCGCGGGCCGGCGCGGCGCTCGTCACCGCCTCCGGCGAGGTGCCCTACGCCGGCCCGGCGGTCCCGGCCGCCGGCGTGGTCCTCTGGCCGGCCTGACCGGGAGCCCCATGCCACTCGGCGCCAACCTCCAGCGGCAGTGGAAGCTCGACGAGGGGGCCGGCCTGACCCGGGCCGACTCCTTCGGCCAGGACGACCTCACCGACCCCGGCGGCAACGTCGCCGCGGCCGCCGGCAAGATCGGCAGCTGCGCCGTGTTCGACGGCACCCTCGGCCAGCGCCTCGTGGTGCCGGCCCCGACCTTCACCCTCGCCGAGCAGTCGTTCACCTTCGTGTTCGGCTTCTTCTTCGCCGCGAACCCCGACCCCGGGGCCGAGCGGCCCTTCGTGTGCAAGGGCGATCCGGGCGTCCTTACGACGGCCAAGATGTCTGTGTCAGCGGCGTTCGGGTCGCTCATGTTTCGAATGTGGAAGGGCGACGAGTTCTCCTCGGACAGCGTGTCGGCGGGGGCGATGCCGGCCGCCGGGCAGTGGCACCAGGTCGCCGTGTGGCAGGACGCGGCGAATGCGCGGATCGGGATCGCGGTGGACGGCGGGGCGGCGGTTACGGCGGCCAAGACGCTGACCCAGGTGGCGGGGAATGTCCCGTTCGCGCTGGGCAACTACGCGACCGCCGGCCAGCCGTCCGCGGCCGTGCGGATCGACGAGGTCTGGTTCTGGGACCGGGTGCTGAGCGCGGGGGAGCGGACTTCCATGTGGAACGGCGGCAACTGGATGGCCTTCCCGCCCTCGGACAACGGCCCGGTGAAGGTCACCGGCGTCGCCCTCCGCAAGCCCGCCGTCACCGCGACCCGGAGGCCGGCGTGATCACCCTCGCCACACCCGTCGCCGAGCAGGGGACCGCGGTCGTCGACCTCTCCTTCCAGGACGAGGGCGGCAACGCCGTCATCCCCGTCTCGGTCACCTGGACCCTGACGGACGCCGCCGGCACCGTCGTCAACTCCCGCTCGCAGGTCGCGCTCACCCCGGCCTCGACCGTCTCGGTCGTGTTGAAGGGGGACGACCTCACCCTCGGCGGCGCCTACCTCGGGACGGTCCGCAAGCTCCTCGTCGAGGCCACGTACAACAGCACGCTCGGCAGCGGGCTGCCGCTCAAGGAGGAGATCACGTTCGTGGTCGAGGACTTCGTGGCCGTGCCCGGGACCGGCTGAGCGCGGCAGGCAACGGGCCCCGGCAGGATGGGTGTCGTCGCCCCTCCCGCCGAGGTCACCCGGCAATGCGAACCCGGCCCCGCTGCGAACGACTCGAAGCCCGCGAGAACCCCGCCGCGGTCGCGCTCGACCCGGCGACCGACGTGCTCTCCGTCGTCCTCGACCCGGGGCCGCACACCGTGTCGGTCGACACCGCCGACCCGTTCAGCACGCTCGTATCGATCGACGGCCAGCGCGGCGCCCTGGTGCTGACGGCGCCGGCCGGGCTGCCGCCCTTGAGCGTGTTCGTCAACGGCGCCCTGACCAGCCGGCTCGTCGCCCAGGACAACGCGGCCGTCACCTTCGCCGCGCTGGGCGGGGCGGGCGACGACACGATCTTCGGTGGCAGCGGCCGGAACTTCATCGCCGGCGGCCCGGGCGACGACATCACCTACGCGATCCTGCCGACGGCCACCGACTACATCGACACCCGCGACGGCGGCACCGACCACGTCTTCGCCAACGCCAACCCGGCGAACACGCTCCTGACCGACGGGCCCGCCCTCGACCCGGTGGTGACCTTCTTCCGCCCCGACCGGCTGCCCGGCAGCGGCGTGCTGCGGCAGGAGGCGGACGGCGTGCTGTACGTCGTGCCGACCAACAACGGCAGCTACTTCCAGCTCGACCCGCTCCCCGGGGCCGGTGCGGGTGCGGTCGTGGCCACCTACGACCTCGGCGACGGCCGCGGCCGGCAGACGCAGGCGTTCTCCGGCGTCGTCGCGCTGTCCTACTTCGGCGGGTCCGGGGCCGACGTGATGATCAACAACTCGTCGGTGCGGGAGGCGGCCTACGGCGGGGCCGGCGACGACTTCCTCCTCGGCGGCTTCGGCGACGTGAGCATCCTCAAGGGGCTCGCCGGCAGCGACTCGGTGCTCGGCCGCACCGCCGGCCGCGCCGACCTCAGCGGCAACGCAGGGAGTGACACGGTGGTGATGTTCGGCCCCGGGGTCACGACGTTCCGCGTCGGCCCCGAGGACGCGGTCGTGGCCGGGTTCACGCCGGGCGACCTGGCCCTCTCCCCGTGAGTCGCCGGCCCCGACGCGAGCGGCTGACCGACGGCCTGCTGCTGGCGCTGGTGATGCTGGCCGCGGCCTTCCTCGGCGGCCTCGTCGCCCTCGCCGCCCTGGTGGTACGCGGATGATGCCCCCCTACCCGATCGACCCGCGGCGGACCCGCCTGCCGGCCACCCCGACGACCTTCGGGCTGGTCGATGGCTGCCTGCCGGACTTCGCCCCGCCCGGCTCGTTCGAGCTGCGGGCGGGCTACATGATCCTGGCCTGCCCCGGGTGCGGCCACGTCAGCGGGATGCGGGTCGGCCCGAGTAAGCCCGACGAGTCGCCGAGCTGGCAGCTCACCGGGCCGCCGGACGCCCCGACGCTCACGCCCTCGGTCAACTGCGTCGGCTGCTGTAAGTGGCATGGGTTCCTGAAGGCGGGCGTGTTCGAGAGCTGCTGATGTGCCGGTCCCGATCTTCCTCGTGTTCGCCCCGACCGGCTGCTGCGGCTGCTGCGGCTGCTGCCGCCGGCTCGTCGGGACGGCCGCCGACCTGGAGTCGGCGTGGGACCTGGCGGCGGGCCACCTGGCCGGCCACGCCGGGCTGGGCCGCGCCGACGTGGTGATCTACGAGACCCGGCACCCGGGGCTGACGCTCTGGGCGCCCTGCCCGCCGGTGCCCGCGGGCCGGCGGGCCCGGCCGGTGCCGGTCGTACGGCCGGCCCCCGACAACCGCGACGTCCCCGACGGAGTGTGGTGGTGATGGACCCGGCCCTCAGTCACCTCCTGATCGGGCTCCTCGCCTTCGTCGGCGGGAGCCTGCTGCCGTTCCTCTCCGGCTTCTACCGGCAGCTCATGCTCCGCGTCGAGGCGCTCGAGGACCGCGTCGAGGCGCTGCACGCCGAGCACGTCAACTGCCTGCGGACCCAGGCCGAGCAGCGGGCCGAGATCGCCACCCTCAGGGCCGAGATCGCCACCCTCAAGGCCGACGACGACCCCGACCCTGACCCCGACGAGGAGTGACCGACCGATGGCCGACGTCCCGACCGTCACCCTGACCGGCCCCGCCGTCACCGGCGACGCCCCCCGCCCGGCGGGCGCCCAGGGGGCCGCCGGCGCGCCGGCGTGTACCGTCCGGCTCGGCCGCCGGGCGCCCCGCCCCGGCAAGCCGGTCGTGCGGCTCGCCCGGCACCTGTCCCCCGGGCGGATGACCGCCCCGCCGCCCGACGCGGTGGACTACGCGGCCCGGGCGATGGAGAGCCTGGGGCGGGCGTACCTCAACGACCGGGAGGGCGACTGCGTGATCGCCGGGAAGGCCCACGCGGTCGGGGTGTGGACGGGCAACGACTCCGACTCTGGCGGGGTGGCCGTCGGGACCGACGCCGAGGTCCACGCGCAGTACCAGGCGTGGTGCGGCCCCGGCGACAACGGGTGCGTGATCACCGACGTGCTCGACCGGATGAAGGGCGAGGGGCTCACGCTCGGCGGCCGGGCCCACCGGATCGACGGGTACGTCGCGGTGGACTGGACCAACCGGCAGGAGGTGCAGGTCGCGCTCTACCTCTTCGGCGCCCTGACGCTCGGGGTCAACCTCCCCAACGCATGGACCGGCTCCGACGTCTGGGACGTGACGACCTCCCCGGTCGTCGGCGGGCACGACGTGACGGCCGTCGGGTACGACGCGCGGGGCGTCCGGGTGGCGAGCTGGGGCCGGCTCTACACGATCACCTGGGCGGCGATGCTCTCGCGGACGTGGGTCGAGGAGTGCTACGCGCTGCTCTCGCCCGACTGGTACGGGTCCGACCGGCTGGCCCCCTGCGGGCTGGACGCGGCGACCCTGGCCGCCGACCTGGCGGCCGTCGGCGGCGGACAGGTCCCCGACGTCGGCCCGCCGGCCCCGAGCCCGCCGCCCCCGGCACCCCCGCCCGCGCCGCCGCCACAGCCGGTAGACCCCTGGGTGGTATACGCCCGGGTGGTCGCCGACCTGCGGGCGCGGCGGGTGCGGTACGCGACGATCGCCCGGTACAGCGGCCTCATCTGGTCCGAGTGCGTCCGGGGCGTCCCCGAGGGGCAGATCGTCGCCGACGTGCTCGCCCGCGTCCGCCGCCACGCGGCGGACCCCGCGGCCGAGTCCCGGACCGGCGTCCTGGCGCGGATCCTCTCCGCACTCCGCGCCGCCGGCGTCACCCGCGGGGCGCTGCTGGCGCTGATCCCGCTGATCGCCGAGGACGTCGCCGCCGGCAAGCCGTGGCCGGAGGTCGTCCGCGACTGCCTCGCCGAGCTGCACGCGGAGACGTGACGACACACCCCGGGCCGGGTCGCCGGGCGGGTCATGGCGCCCGGCTCAGGTGTGGGAGCCGCCCGGCCCGGGGCCGACCGACCGCACCCGGGGGGACCGCCGCCGTGCTCACCTCGCCGCCCCTGCGGGCCGCCGACCTCGTCCTCGCCTTCGCCCTACTCGGCGCCCCGCCGGGCACCCCCGAGCCCACGCCCCCGCCCGCCGAGTACCCCGCGACCCGCGCGGCCGTGGCGGAGGCCGCGTACCGGCTCGACCTGGTGTCGGCCGACGGCCGGGCGGGGGCCCTCGCCGGGCCGGACCGGTGGCAGGAGGACCTCGACGAGTTGCGGCGGCGGCGGCTGGCCCTGGAGGGGGCGCCGGAGCTGTGGCACGCGGGGCGGCTCCCGCCGCGGGAGGTGGTGAGCCGGGCCCGGTGCGCACTGCGGCAGCGGGAGGAGTGGCTCCGGGCGATGGCCGGGGCCCACGCCGACCGGGCCGCGGCATACACCGCGGCGGCCGCCGAGGCGGCGGCCCGCAAGGCGGTGTGGGACCTGGCCGAGGACGCGGTCAACCCGCACGCCACGCCCTACGACCGGCGGCTCGCACTGAAGGGGCTGCGGGAGGCGGTCGGCGAGCGGGCGTGGGCCGAGGTCTGGCTCCCGTGCCCGGAGTGAGACCCCGACGACCCGCCCGCCGGCGGCGCCGTGGGGAGAGGTGGCCGCGGCGGGGCGGATGGCCGATGAGCGACACGGCCCGGGGGTCACCCCCGGGCCGTGTGCGTCGGCGGCGCGGCCGACTGCTGTCGGGTCGGCTCAGGACTCTGGAGCGCCCGCGCGACGGGGCATGTCCTGAGTCTCACCTGTCGGGCACTCCCGTCCGCCCGCGGCGTAACGCCGCAGACTCGCCGGTCGGGGCCGCGCCGCCGATCTCACCCGCCGTCCGCGGCGGCCGGTCGCTCGGCGTGGGTCGCGAGCCACGCCTCGGCGGTCGCCAGCTCCAGCCGGAGCCAGGCGGCGTATTCGGCGACCTCCTCCGGCGAGGGGTCGGACCGATCGACGGAGAGGGTTTCGTAGTCAATGGGGATGCGGAACGGCATCATCTCACTCCCTGGTACGTTGCCCCGCCGGCAAGCGGTTAACCGGGTGCGGCCACGCTCCGGAGCACGTCCGCCCACTCCCGCAGCACCTTGGCGATCTGCCGGCGGTACGCGCGGAGGCGGGGGTCGGCGATCCGGTCGGTGGTGCCGACCGCGGAGGCCCACCGCCCGATCTGCGCGGCGATCTCCCGGACCCGCTCGCTGAGGGGGTCGGCCCCGACGCGGGCCAGGTCGCCGGCCATCAGGCCGATCAGGTAGCAGGCCCGCGCGTCGTCGCCCGCGGCGAACGCGGCCTTGATCTCGGCGAGTCGTGGGTCCACCACATCACCCCTTGTCGCGTCAGGTCCCGAGGCGGTCGCGGACCATGATGAGGTACGCGGACACGACGGCGCGCACGTCCGCGTCGAACAGGTCCGCGTCGAACAGGTGCTCGTCGTTACGGCGGTACGGATCGTCGCCGTCGGTCGGGGCCGCGCACCACTCCGCCAGCCGATCGGCCGCCCGGATCGCTTCGTTGGCCTTGCACCCCGGACACCGGCAGCGGCCGTCGGCGGTGCCCGGGTCGGTCGTGGCCGTGCAGGGGAATCGCATCACGTCTTGCTCCGTCAGCAACCGGTCTCAGTCGGAATTGCAGCACTGCTCCCGCGAGCACGACCCGTCGGCCCGGTTCGGCGAGCCGCAGGCGTCGCACCGGCCGTGTTCGGTCGGCACCTCGACCGGGCCGGCCCACCAGCACGCCAGCCCGGCGGTCTGCCGCTCGGCCATCGGCTCCGAGCCGTCGAGCCCCGGGTAGAGGATGTGCAGCGTACCCTTCCGGTTGACGACGCGCACGACCTGGGCGTCACCGGCGCGGCCGCCGATCCTGAGCCAGTAGTAGCCGACCTTCTTCGGGGTCGCAGTCGTCCATCGCATCGCTCGACTCCTTGCTCGGGCAGCAACCGCGATCACTCAGCGGCCGCGACCGCCATCATTAGCTGGTGGCCGACGTGCTCGGTGTACGCCGGCGGGATCGCCTGCGCTAGCTCGTCGCGCGTCATCCAGTCGATCCCCATCGCCCGCCGCCACGCGGCGACGTCGCGGTGATCCTTCGGCACCTCACGTTGCACCCGGCCGTCCCCGGCCCAGCCGGTGAGTCGCCGGCGGGCCGCCGCAGTGTCACGCCGCCTCGAACACCCCGGGGCGGACCTCCAGGCCCAGCCCGGCGGCCGCCTTGCGGATCTCGAGCGTCTCCTTCACCGCGCCCAGGACATCGACGTGCGCCGCCGGGTGCCACCGCCCCTCGGGCGCCGGCGTCTCGCACGCCCGCAGCTCGTCCAGCGTCACCGCCCGCCCGCCCGCGTGAACCACCAGTTGACCCGTCATCGTCGTCCCTCCCGTGCCGTCCGGCCGACACCCTGCCGACCGCGACGCTATATCTATACGCGACGCGAATAGTTTTCTCAAGGTCCGTAGTGGCGGATTCTGGAAAAAACTATTCGCGGCGTGTAGAGTGTGGGCATGGACGAGCTGAAGGCGGTTCCCCCCGGGCAGTGGGTGACGGTGAGCGAGGCCCTGGTGCTGGTCCCCGACGTGTCGCGCCGCCGCCTCCAGGCGCTGGCGGAGGACAAGACGGTGCGGGCCGTCAAGGTGCTCGGCCGGATCCTGCTCTCGCGGCCGGCGCTCGTCGCGTGGCGGGACGGCCCCCGCAAGGACGGGCGGCCGAAGAAGGGCGGGAGGGGCCGCGGCGGGTGACACGTCAGACCCCCGCGTTGCCGCGCCCGTTGGCCAGGGCCCGGCGGACGTCGTCGTGCAGCTCGGCCTTCCGCACCGGGAAGCTCAGACCGGTGCAGTAGAGGCCCGACGGGTCGAGCCGGCTGAAGAGGTAGAAGGCGTCGTCGCCGGTCCGGAACACCACGAACCGGTTGCCCCGGGCGCCGCGGACCACGGCCACGAACTGCACGACCTGGAGCGCCGCGAGGAACCCGCCACGGCCGACGCGCGGCGGCCGGGGCGACTTCGGACGTGCTCGCTTCCTCGGGCTCACAGATCGCTCCAGTCCTCGTCGTCGGCCAGCAGGTCCTCGGGCGTCGGGAACCGGATGCTGACCGTCTTGAGCCCAAGCTCCCTCGCGTACTTGAGGAGGCGGTTGACGCGGCTGCGGGCCGGCACCTCGCGGTCCAGTACCCGCAGGGTGAACGTCCAGCAGTCCGGCGCCAGCTCCCGCGCCAGCGCCGAGAGCCAGAGGGCGGCCCGCTCCCGCCGCCACTCCTCCGGCCCCGGTCGCTCGACCGGCTCGCTCACCCGCTCTTCCTCTTGGGGCGTGTCGCCTCCAGTTCGGCGGGCGTGGGCGGGACACGCAGGTCCTTCCCGGTCCGCGGGCAGATACCGCCGTTGAGCCGCTTCGCCCACTGACAGTTCCAGCACAGCACCTGGAGTCGCTCCCGGAAGCCGCCGCGGATGACCCGGCGGTAGAGCATGGTCGTCCCGCCGCCCTTGTTCCTGCCCATGACCCGCCGGCGGTGGTCCGCCCCGTCGTCGTCAACGTGGTCGATCGTCAAGTAAACCAGGATCGAGTTGCCGGCAGTGCTCCCGGGCGGTCGCCGCCGCCCGTTCCAGGCACGGCGCGCACCGCATCCGGCCGCCGTGCCGGGGCCGCTCCCGGCAGTCGATGCAATTCCCGCCGGCCTTGTTGGCGAGATACTTGGGGCCGCTGCGACCCCGGCTGCCGGCGGCACACGCCTCGCACGTCATTCGGCCCGGCCGGCAGTCCCGGGTGAAGCACTTCGAGCAGCGCCCGCGCCGGCGGGCGTCGGCGAGCTTCGAGGCCCGGCGGGTCCGGAAGTAGTCCAGCGTACTCATCACGAGCACCCCGAGTTGGAGCCGCAGTCCTGACAGGTCTTGCAGTTTCCCGTCCGGAGCACGCGGCTCCCACCGCAGTTGTCGCAGATTTCTCCGGTGAACTGCCGCCCCCTCTCCGCCGCGGAGGGCACCGCCCGCGCCGGCGGCTCACTCACCCCGAACACGAAGTGGGCCTTCAGCGCCTCCCCGTCGCGCTCGGGCTCGGCGAGCATCGGGTACACCGCCCCGAACTTCGCCCCGGCGTCGAGCATCGCCTTCGCCTCGGGGAGCGTCATGACGGCCTCCGGATGCCCCAGACCCGCTCCAGCTCCGCGCACCCCTCGTCGGTCGGCTCGCCGGTGGCCGGGTCGTGCGGGACGGGCATCGGCCTGAGCACGAAGTTGAAGCGGTCCACCAGGCCGTAGGGGATGGCGGCAGGTATGCCGGTGTCGGCAGGGCCGTCCGGGACGGCCCTGCCGCTGATCTCACGCAACTCGTTCATAGGTGGACGTACTCCCTGGACTTATCCCCGTCGGTGAAGAAGAAGGGGTCGGTGGCCAGCCCGACGTGCAGGCGGGCCCGGCCGTAGGTCAGGCGCAGCACGACGGCGCGGCGGCCGTCGTCGAAGAGCTTGGCGGCCAGTTCCACACTCAGGCCCTCCCGGCGAGCAGGTCGGCCTGGAACGCGCGGCACTCGGCATCGACCGACTCGAAGTAGGCGACGCCGGCCTCCTCGCTCACCTCGTCGCGGCCGACCGCCTTGGCCGAGCACAGGAGGCCCCACACGCCGGCATAGAACGCGCGACGCATCTCGATCCGCTGCACGTCGGGTGCGTCGGCCGGGATCACCTTCGAGAACGACTCCCACATCTGGGCCACGGTCTCCATCGGTCAGTTCCTCCGCGGGTCGAGTGGTTGGCGCGGGTCGGCGATCGATTGGAGCGCCCGGTCGAACGCGCCGGTGTCGTGGCCGGGCGGCACCCCGACGGCCGCCACGTAGGCGACGACGGGCGTGCCGTCGGCCGTGTGCCCCTGCCAGAGCCGGACCTGGGTTCCCGAGGGCAGGGTGAGGATCTCGAGGGTCGGAGTGAGCGTGAGTCTCAGCACGGGTCAGTCCTCCGAGGCGGAATGCCACCAGTCGGGCAGGTTCTTCATCTGCTCGGCGACCAGGGCGTCGAGTTCGGCCATCGTGGGCTCCGGCCCACGATGGCCGCCGAACCGCCGGCCCAGGGGCACACCCGGCAGTGCTTCGGGCAGTAGTGGTGCGGGCAGAGGCCCTCGGCCGACCCGCACCGGCCGCAGCTCAGGCCGGGGCCGCCGGCCGGTAGAGCGCCTGGCGACCCCCGGCCGTCAGCTCCCAGGGGTCCTTGAGCTTCGGGCCCGTCTTGCGGAAGTGGTCCGGCTGGCCCTGAAGGGCCAGCCGGACGGTCCGCGGGTCGGCGCCGGTCTCCCGGGAGAGGTCCGCGATCGACCGCGGCCCGGCCTCCAGGGCCCTCAGGAGCCGCGCGGGGTCCAGCCGCGACCCGCCGCCCGACCGGGCGGCCCTCTTCGGGGCCGGCTCCTCATCCTCATCGCCCTCCGCCCCGTCCTCGGCAGGCTTCAGCCTGCCGAGGAGTGTGTTCACCTCGTCGAGCCGGGCCTGCCGGTCGGCGATCTCCTCCTCGAGCGCGCACTTGCGGCTCACCAGCACGTCGATCGGGTCGATCCCGCCGGTGTCGTCGTCGTCGGTGTCCATCGCGATCCTCCTTCGCCGGGTGGTGTGGGTTCACTCCGCCGCGACCTTCGCACGCTTCTTCCCCTTGGCCTTCTTGGCGTCCTTCTTCTCCTGCTGCCGCGCCTCGCCCTCCTCGACGAGCTTCGCGCGGTCCACGCCGAACGCCGACCAGAACGCCTTCTCGTCGGCCGGCATGGTCCCCGAGTAGTGCGAGAAGCACCACCTGTTCGACTCGTGGGCGGCGATGACCTCGGCGACGAGCCCCAGCAGCGACTTCGCGTCGTCGAGCGAGTGGGCCAGGTCCTCGACCGGGCGGCGGGTGTTGTCGTACCGCCCGTACTCCGCCTTCGCCTTCGCCAGGCCCCGGCGCTTGGTGACCATCCGGCAGGCGTCGGCCCCGCCGCAGCCGGTCAGTGCCGCGGCCAGGTGCCGCAGGAGCTTCACCGCCGCCGCGCCGCCCTTCGGGTCGCCGACGACCGACTCGACCCTGGCGGCGACGATCCCGTTGGCCTTGAGCGCGGCCGCCTTGTACGCCTCGTTCTTCTTCCGCCGGGCCGCCTCCTGGCGGCGGTACGAGTCGCCGGCCGAGCCCTTGGCCTTCGACTCCTTCTTGAGCTTGACCTTGACCACCTTGCCGACCGCGTCATCCTCGTACCCCTCGACGATCACGGCCGTCTTGACCTGGTCGGCGGGGGTGGCCTTGAGTTCCTTCCTCGTGAGGACCTCGTAGCCGTCGCACCCGATGACGCCCTTGGCCGACGGCTGCCAGCGGGTCGAGAGCTTGAGCGCCTCGCCCCCGTTGGCCGCGGCGGCGGTCCGCACCTGCAGCTCGACGAACGCCGCGCGCTTCTTCCGGAAGCACGCCCCGTCGGTGCAATAATCGGTCTTCTTGCCCGCCGAGCCGTTCAGGAGGTCGTCGAAGAGGGTGCGGTTGTTGCCGCTCCGCTTCGGGCACGCCCTGCAGCTCCCCGCCTCCGGCACGAGCGACTCGTCGTCCCACTTCCACGGGGCGGCCGACAGGCAGTGCAGGCGGGTGTTCTTGATCCGCTGCCGCAGTTCGCCGATCGAGCAGGGCTGTCCCTTCTCGTGGCCCCAGTCCTGGTAGAGCCGCTCCCGCAGTTCGAGCTGGTCGGCCGGCTGCAGCCGGCTGAGCAGCCACGCGTGACCGAAGGGGAGCTTGCCCGCGCGCATGTCCTCCTTCAGCTTGTCGGCCAGGTGGGTGAGCTGCAGCCGGCCGGTGACGTAGGCGACCGGCCGGCCGATCTTCGCCGCGATCGTCTCGGCGTCGTCGCCCATCCGCACGAGCGTCGCGTACCCCTCGGCCTGCTCCAGGGGCGGCACGTCCTCGCGCTGGTCGTTCTCGACGACGGTCGCCTCGGCCGCGTCGTGGTCGGAGAGTTCCCGCACGACGGCCGGGACGACGAGGAGGCCGGCCATCCGGCTCGCCCGCACCCGCCGCTCGCCGGCGACCAGCTCGTACCGTTCGGGCCCGGTGCCCAGGCGGTCCCGGTCGCCGATCGGCCGGAGCGCGCCCTCGGCCGGTGCCCAGGCGTTGACGACCTTCGCCCGCTCGACGCGGCCCTCCTCGTGGAGCAGGTCGATGGCCTCGTCGTACTGGCCGCTCCCGAAGCGGATGCCAGCCGACTCGAACTGGGCCTTCGAGAGGCCGTAGCCCTGGCCGCCGGCGTCGTAGAGGGCCCGCTGCCGGGCGACGAACCCGACGACGCGCTGCCAGAGGGTGCGGGGCCGCAGGACGACCGGCTGCAGCACGCCCTTGGCCCGGATGCTCTCGGCGAGCTGGGCGAGGGCGTCCTCGTCGAACGTCTTGCGCGGCTGGAACGGGCTCGGGTCGATCCTGTCGAGGCGGATCGACCGCACCTCGGGCTCCATCGGGTCGCCGGCGGGCGGCGCGGATCCGGGCGGCGGTGCGTCGGGGGTGGCGGCGGTCCTGGGCTTGGTCATGGTCGGGTCTCCGGGGTGGGTTGGTCGGTCGAAACACAGGCGCTGCAGATCGGCCCCTCGGGATGCGGCGGGTGCTCCCTCACCCACGCGCACGGCTCGCCGGTCTTCCCGACGCACCGCCGGCAGTCCTGCTCGGTGCAGCCGCACTTGCGGCAGCGGGGCACCGAGAGCCTGGCGACCATCCGGGTGAGCTGACGGGCCTCCCGGCGGCTGAGCGTCCCCTGGCCGGTGATCCGGCCCTTGATCAGCGGGCCGTCCACGTCGATCGTGAAGAGGGTCGCGCCCCGCCGGCGGGCGAGATCCCGCAGTTCGCGGTCGTACTTCACGTTGCCCTTCACGGCTGCCCTCCGGGGTTGTGGGCCGGCGGCCGGTCGCGGTCGATCTCGTGCTGCTGCTCGGCCCATGCCCGCCACCGCCCCCGGCTCGACATCACGGCCTGCTCCGGCTGCTCCGGGCACACCGCGTACTCCGCCACCCGCACCCACGGCCCCCGCCGCGGCCGCGCGAGAAGGACGTGCATCGTCCCGCGGTCCCGCACCAGCCGGTAGGCGGCGAGCGTCTCGCCCTCCCGGGGCTCGTCGCCGAGCTGGTCGAGCGCGTCCCAGGTGCCGTCGGCGGCGCGGCAGACCCGGAGGTAAATGGGCGACCGGCGGAGCATCAGGCTCACGCCGTCGGCCGGGCCTCCGGAAAAGCGGGTCATCTCAGCCCCCGAGCTTCCGGAGGAGCCCGCGGAGCAGGTCGCGGACGTCCTCGTCGCTGAGGTCCTCGACGCAGCAGAGCACGACGTCGCCGCTCCTGTGGTCGTGGCCGAACCCGATCAGCAGCGCGGGCGTGGCGTGGTCGGAGACCAGCTTGTCGGCCCAGCCGGAGAGCCGCCCGGTCGTGATGGTGCGGATGGTGTCCTCGGTCATGGCCACGCCCAGTAGAGGGAGTCGAAGAGGCCCAGGTGTCGGTGGTCGAGCGACACCTGGGTGAAGCACATCGACGACACGCACCCCTGCGGCCAGACGACGACCGTCCACGTCCCGGCCAGGTACAGGTGGGCGATCCGCCCGACGCTCCGGTCGCTGAAGCGCGCGCAGGTCACGTGGGTCACACCCGGTCCCTCCGCCTCACGTACCGGAGCCGAAGCGCGCCCGCGACCCGCGGCCCCTCGCCTACCGTCCCGGCCGGCGCCCGCTCGGCCGGCATCGTCGGGAGCTGCTCGGCAACGAGCAGCTCCAACTCCTCGGCGGTCGGCTCGTGGTACTCCGCGGTGCCGCCGGTCCGCCGCCCCGAGCACCGCAGGCACAGCCCGTCGCGGGTGACGGCCTTGGCCGTGCCGCAGCCCGAGCAGGGCGCCGCGCGGCGGTAGAGGAGCGGGTACAGCTCCTTCACGCCCGGCCGCTTGTAGCAGCTTGAGCAGAGCCCCCGCGCGAGGAGCGTGCGCACGCTACAGCAGTGCTTGCAGGCCCGGGCCGGCATGCTCAACCCCCCCCCCCCATTCCCCCACGCCGCGCGTACGCGGCGGCCAGCTGCTCGACGAGGCCGCCGATGTCGTCGTTATCGCCCAGGGCCCACTCGAGCGCCTTGACCTGCGCGTGCAGGACCGGGTGGTCGGCCAGGCACCGCAGGCAGCCGCATCGGCGGACCGAGTCGAGCACCCACTTCAGGTGCTTCAGGTGCTCGCGGACGGACTCCTCGCGGCGCATCGTTCAGCCCTCCAGCCGCCGGACCACCCGCGAGAGCAGGTAGCAGCCGACCATCCCGGTGAGCCACACGACCCAGGTGTGGCCGTGGAGCAGGACCGGCGCGTACCTCACGGCGGCCTCGTGCTCGCCGCCGAAGTCGTCGCGGTAGACGACCCGCTCGCCCGCCTTCAGGTTCTGCCGGCCCTCGTCGGTCAACAGAGTGGTCACGACTCGCCCTCTGTCACCTTCCGCCACGGCCCGCCGGCGACCGCCGCCGACTCGGCCACGACGAGCGCCACGCCGAACCCCGGCTCGCGACAGTGCGTCACGCTCCCGTCGGGTAGGAGCAGGCTCACCCACTTCCCGGCGGCGGCCGGACCGGCGAGGTCCGCGCGGCGGTACGACTCCGGCGGCCGGACCGCGTCCGGGTCGGGGGCCGCGAGCACCCGCGCCGACGCCCGCGTCCCGGGCAGGTCCGGGGCGCACCCGAAGAGGGCCGGCTGCCGCACCGGTTCCGCCGGCCCGGGCGGGTCGCCCCGCAGCGCGAGCAGTACCCGGGCGCACATCTCGGCGTCCCGCCCGGCGTCGTGGTGGCCGGCGCAGTCGATTCCCAGAGCGGCGCAGATCTGGGGGAGCTTGTTGCCCCCGGAACCCCACCGCTTCTTCGCCAGGGCGAGGGTGCAGACCCAGGGGAGGGTCGGGGCGGGCAGGCCGGCCGAGCGGCAGCACGCCTCCGCGACGCCCC